GGTTACGTATTACTAGTGACAAACCTTCTATATATGTGTTGCTCAAATCTGGTCGGTATGTGTAAAACGTTGAAACCCCTTGTATTGTTAATATACTGTTACTAATTGTTGTTAAATCTATGACCATACCTATTTTAGCGGCTGACCCGGTGAAATAATTTTTAAATATAGCTATAACTTTTTGTATTATATCATTACTGTTTGCTCTACTATTATCATCTTGTACTATTAGGATCTGTGTATTGTTTAGACTCTCTATATTAATTACTTCGTCCTGTCCTTTGAGACCTACTGTTACACCTACATATACAGGATCCATAATTATTGGTTCGGATGTAACAGTTTTTATTTGTGAAATCCTATCAATCATGATTTCTTTTTGTGCGGATGTTAAATAATTGTTTCTCTTTGTAACTGTAGTAGTTTTTTCCAGTCTTGGTACACAATACATGTACACATTGTTGAAATTGCAGCTTGAGCTAAACTGCACTTGATTGTACAACACGCGACTCTCTAAACTAGGTGATTTTAAACCTAAGTCATAATAGTATTTTATATGTGTGTCTAAATATGTATCGTTGTTTACAGCTTTGACATCAGATATGAAGTTACTAAAATTTGTTCTTATATAGTTTTCAAAATCAGTCAAGCTCACCAGTCTGTATTGTGATGAAAATGTTTGTGGAGAATTTTTACGTATATCTTCAACTGTTTCTCCTTCATAATATTTAGAACTTGGTTCCGGGTTAGAGACTAGCACCTGGTCAGCTTCAGACTGGACTAGGTATACAACACCATCTCCTTTTATGTTATTACTTTGTTTCAGTGTTTCAAACTGCACAGACTGATACAGACTCATCGCTTTCCGGTATGCGTCATTTTCGCTGATTTCTCCAGCGATACCGTCTGTTGATAAGTAATAGATATATATTTGATCTCCAGATTGTATTTGTCTACCGTTTACACCGTTACCGAACTTTATTTCATAGCGTTTGTTTTCATTCAACCGGATTTCTACTTTCCTAGAGGTGGGTCTCTCGAACAACAATGATGTTGTAGTGTCATATTTATGGTACTGTCCGTTGTTACCACCTTCTTGTACATATACATCGATATTGAAATGGTCAACATTTACACCTTCACCGGGTACTAATGTGACAGTCTCGTTAGGTTCTCCGGTGGCAGTATAGGTTGGATACTCCTTGTAACTTCCTTGATATAATAACGTGTTTCCGGAGATTTGTATTAGATCCTGTTCGTCGTTAGTTGTTTTAACAAATGTTATATCCCTATTAAAACTGTACCTGAAGCCGCCGACGTCAATATATGTATACCTAGGTATCGTGTAGGTACCAGCTGTTAACTGATCAGATGCTACAACATTTATTGTCAAAACGGGTGACTGGGTTCCAACAGGTTTGTAATCTATACTTTTTACAATACGGTTTATATTTTCATATATTTGTGATTCTGAAAACATGGCCTCGTTACTAGTATCGTTAAGATAAAACAACAGTACATGGTAGGCATAGCTTATTATATCAATAAAAGCATTTATGTTACTACCTTCATAGTTTTGATCAGTGAACACCTCGTTGCTGTTGAGACGTTCTATAATTAAGTTTTTGAGACTAGCAGCGTCAAATGCTGCATACCCACTCTTAGGTAACGAAAATTCTAATTGGTCGTTGTTTGTTCTGTATGTGCTCATTATTAGTAGGAAACCGAAGTGCTCACCATACCCCGTTGTGATAGTGAACCGGAGAATTTGTATTGTTTATCAGCCAGAGATTTTATGTCACAATAAATGTCAATCTTGTACATGTTATCGTCCGGGAAGGCTTTTATATCTATGTTTTTAACTTTGACCCTTGGTTCGTATAATTGTAATGCGTTGAGTATCACCTCACCTAATATTTTAGCTGTTGGTTCTGAAACCGGTTGGAATAAGTACCGTTTCAAATCGGCCCCGAACGAAGGATTCAATATTTTTTGACCAGGTGCAGTGTTGAATATATTAGATATACTATTGTCTATAGCGGTAAAATCAGTATTAGTGTTTAAATCTTTCTGTACATTGCTCGCAAAGAGTTTTTTGGCCGATCCAATGGATTCCATAGAAAAATCCAGAGCCAAGTCTCTGTATGTACTGTCTCCTTGTGTTAGAGTACCGGTTCCTTTTTTTGGTTCCAGTGAACGTATCTTTATGGCCATATGATTATTTATTTAAGAAACTTGATTAACAACAAGTTGATAGGTTTAAATCTAGCGTGTTGGAATAAATAATTCTACCATGAGTAACAAATTTAATGAATCGTTTGAAAGAGAAATGAAGAGATTTGAGGTAGTTGATGAATCTACACAGTTTAGAATACCTCATAATAGAGAGCGTACCGGGGGTTTGCAGCCAGGTGATAGGGTCAAGTTTGTAGAAAAGATTATATCAAGTGAATGGTTCAAGGGTCAACCTCCGGAGATACAACAAATTGTTAAAGAGTTACATGATGGTGATTTGAATTTGTTTGTTGACGGTGTCACAGGGGACCATGATAACATTAGCGCTGTTATCGCAAGAGAATTAGCTCCGGGGTTCCAATGCCCTAATTCTAAAATTGAATTACCGGCCAATTTGTGCGAAGTATTAGCAACAACCGGTGATCGAGCAACTGCTCCTATACCCGATAGTTGGAGAGGTCCTGAACGTGTCACTATTAAGCCAGAACCGGTCAAGCCGTTGAATGAAGATGAAGTTGCTGACAGTCCGGAGAATCAAACACTCAAAGCGGATGATGGTAGCGGTAAATTGAAGGATACTGATCACTCGTTACCGGTAAAAAATACAGCAGGCGCGAGTGGTGGTAACTACACCACCAACTACATGCCAAGAGGTTAAATGAAACTAATCACATTCAGACAATACGTTTCTGAAGTGATGGCAAGAGATCTTCACAAAGGAGACCATGTTAAAAATGTAAATCCTGACTGTGAACATGTAGGTTCAGAGGGTGATGTTGAAGATATTGAAAAACTACCTAAAGTTGATGATGGTAAAGGTGGTAAGAACATGCCCGGTAGACTAGTAGTCTACAAAGATGTTAAAACCGGTAAACGGTTGAAAAAAACTGCTGATCAGCTCAAGAAAGACTAATCTAGAGCTTTCAACACAATGGTGAGTATCATCACCATGATATCTACCACTGCTTCTCGTTCTAAAAAAAACAAAAACAACGCAATAATCCAGTACCACTCTCGTTGCATGTGTTGCATGTCACCATCCTCATGAAGATACAATCCAATAAAATCGTTATCTACTTACTATAACTACTCTCATGTAAGTATTTATTCTATAGACTCTAGAGATATGCAGCAGCTGTAAAAGTTTATCTCTTGGTCCAACACAAACGCGGATCTATACAGATGCTCCGATATAACCAACAAATATTTTTTAGTTTTCGGGTTGGATGGTAGGGTATCCACTATATAATCGAACATCTGCTTGAGCAAACTGGCATAATCGTTGTTGAACAGTTGTTCGTGCTGGATCACAAGCTTTCTTACTTGTAAACTGTCTTGTTTCAACGTTTCGAATATTTGTTTGATGAAATCATCGTGTTTTTCGTATGATGAGATCTTCAATTCACCGTTGATGCAGCATTTTTGTAGTTCATTGATTGTTTTTCTGAGATCCGGGTAGAAAGTTTTTATTAATTGAGAAATGAGCTGTTTCTGGTCGTCAGAAACTTTGATATCTTCTTGTTTGAGTATTTGTACTACACGATTCACACAGCCTTTGATAGGGGGTGTTAGGTCAAATGACTGTGATCTAGACTGTAATGGTTGGATCACACGGTGTTTGTAGTTAGCAGTGAGTATGAATCGAGTGTTACCGCTGTATTCTTCCATTGTATTACGCAAAGCTCGTTGCGCATCAATTGTCAGTCCATCAACCTCGTCAAGAATCACCACTTTCAATGAACTACCTAACGATCTAGTTTTAGCAAAGTTAGTTACTGCCAATCTAATCGTGTCAATCCCATTTTCATCACTAGCGTTGATGTACAAATACTGTGTCTCTTCAAGAATGTCTTTGACTATGACTTTAGCCAGGCTGGTTTTACCTATACCAGCATTTCCTATGAACAGTATGTTGGGTATTTCTTGTTGTTGCTTGAATTTGTCAAATGCAGATCTTGTTGATCCGGTCAAGATCATTTCATCTAGAGTACCGGGGCGATACTTCTCTACCCATAAACTATCAAATTTGTTCATTTTTTCTCCATTCTTTAACTTTACGAATCATATACTCTTTGTCTGTTTTACTGTTACTGATCAATAGCGTATCATGGTTATAAAACATCCACCCACCATTTATTTTTTTGATTGTGGGTGGTTTACTTCTCTTGCTCATAATCCGGGTTTTTAATATAATCCGGGTCTCCTTCATCCATTTTCATTGGATTACGTATATATTCACCAGAGTCCAACTTTTCTTTAGTGTATGTATCAGCATATGACCACCAATCATCGGTTGTTTTGACTCTCAACACCTTTTCCTTTATATCTTGCATGTCCGCTGATAGTTTTGAAGTATCTCGAATTCTTTCACGTAATGGTGGTAATCCTAGATTTTTATCAGATGATCCGAATCCTTTGTCACCTCGATCTGTTTCAGTCACTTCATCAGACCACTCACATTCTGGTTGTATCAGTGGGTACACAACAATTTGAGCGATTTTATCACCAGCTTTGACCTGTAAATCTTTAGTTTCATGAAAATTGTACAACTTCACGCCCAGGTCACCACGGTAACCATTATCAATCACACCTAGATGTGGTTGGATGCTGTTTTTGAAACCGAGACCGCTTCTAGGCTCGATTCTGAACCAGTATCCTGGTGTGATATCTGCTAGTGTCAGCCCCACCTCAACAACTCTACTTGTTCCAGGAGGTATCCAAGCGCTTTCAACAGCGGTCAAATCGTATCCCGTGTCGCCGAAGTACGGTTTATCGCTGTTTGCCTTGGGGAGCACCGCGGCATCATGTGTTTTTTTAAATTTTAATACCGGGCTATTCATTTATCAAAGTACGTCCTTGCGCATCTGGGTTTGATGATTCTAGCACCTTTACTGCCCCGTTGCTCTGCAACCATGTTAGTAGTATTGACAGCTTTTCTATTGGTAATTTGTAATCTACTCCGTTTACTGTTATGTTGATCATACCTTATTATATTATATTTGTTGAGATATTTCAAGGCTGGGTGTAAATAATAACATGAAAGTTGATGATGAATCTGTAAGACCTTGGGGTAACTACGAAATTCTTTTGGATGCCGAGTATTGTAAAGTTAAGCGTATATATGTAAAGCCTGGGCAGCGTTTGAGTTATCAATATCATCATAAACGGCAAGAGGCGTGGACAGTGGTGAGTGGTGTTGCTAGAATCACATTGGATGATGTGACTGAGGATTACAAACCTGGAGAAACTGTATTGATACCTCTAGGCGCGAAGCATCGAATGGCCAATCCCGGTGATGATGAGATGATGATATTAATCGAGGTACAGACCGGTACTTATTTCGGTGAAGATGATATTGTGAGAGTACAGGATGATTATGACCGAGGTTGATTCACAAGAACAAGACCCTTTTGACAATGTTCAAGATTTAATCGAACAACTACAAGGTGGATCTGCCCAAACTAGTGAGTTAGTCGAAGTGGCTGAAAAGGTTAATCTCAACAAAGATCAATTAGAACAATTTATTTTAGACAATCAGGGTATTCTTATTAAAGATAGTGTTGATGTATTACAAATTATGAAACAGTATGTTGCAGCTGCCCCTAATGCAGAAGATATAGGTAGCTTTGCAGAGTTATTGAAAGCTACAAGTACTGCGATTGACAACTTAACCAAACTACATACTAGTAATCAACGTGTGGATACAC